AACCGCAAAAAAAAACAAGAAATAAATGACGCAATCGAGAGGGGAAAAGCTAAAGGATTACAACGAGCTACATCCAAACTCATGGAAAAAATAGAGGATGGCGAATTCCAAGCCATCCAGTTTTATCTGAAATCCGCCGACCGCGAGCGCTGGGCTGAAAAGCAAGAGCATACTCATACTTTAAATTTAAGCGAAATTATAAGCTCAGCAAATTCGAGAATCATCGAACACCAAGCGGACGCGCTCCCAACCAGCACGCGCGAAGAGATCGACATAAAACAATTAAACAAGGCTAAGAACTCATGAGAGCTCGCGCACGGGGTATTTATCTTCTCCCTTGTACCTACCCACGCGCAGAGCGCGCGAAGCTCACAGCGCAACTCTCCGCGCTTCTGATAGCGCGCTCACCTTTAGCGCGTGCGCGGATTGTTAGCAAATGACCCCCCCTTTAATTGTGCGGTATGTAGTACATATATATATACTGATGCACTAATTTTTTTTAATTTTTTTTTAAATTTTTTTTATGAAATATAAAGCCGAAGACGAGAAGAGATTAATGACAGAGATATGGTCAGTCAATGTAAAAGACGATCCATTAAACTTTGTTAAGTTTGCTTTCCCTTGGGGAATGAAAGACACCCCCCTCGAAGACTTTAAAGGCCCGCGCAAGTGGCAGGAAAAAATTTTACGAGAAATGACAATCCACATTGCTAGAAATGGCACTAGGGATTTACCAGAGATGTTTAGAATGGCTGTAGCTTCAGGTCGTGGTATTGGTAAGTCTGCTTTGGTTGCATGGATTATTCTTTGGATGTTATCCACAAGACTGGGGGCTACCATCATAGTAACCGCTAACACCGAACAACAGCTTAGAAGTAGAACTTGGGCTGAACTTGGTAAATGGATGACCTTATCTATTAACTCTCATTGGTTTCATAAAACAGCAACCACAGTCAAACCAGCACCTTGGTTTCAAGAAGCGCTAGAGCGCGACCTCAAGATTGATACTGGTTATTACTACGCGCAGGCGCAACTATGGTCAGAAGAAAATCCAGATGCCTTTGCGGGTATTCACAGCTCCTACGGGGTCTGCTTAATTATGGATGAGGCATCGGGTATACCTTCACCCATCTACAGCGTATCCGAAGGTTTCTTCTCTGAACCAACATCCAATCGTTACTGGTTTACTTTCTCCAACCCGCGCCGAAACACAGGCCCATTTTACGATTCCTTTAATAGCAAAAAGCGCTTTTGGCAAAACGTGCAAATCGACTCGCGCACAGTCGAAGGCACAGATCAAAAACTCTTCCAATCGATGATCGAGCAGTATGGCGAAGATTCCACAGTCGCGCGTGTGGAGGTCATGGGCGAGTTTCCTAGCGCGGATGATGATACTGTCATACCGCTTGACTTAGTGCGCGGTGCGGTAGAGCGCGAAGTCACGCTCACCGCGAATGAACCAATTATTTGGGGATTAGATGTTGCTAGATTCGGTGGCGATAACAGCGCTTTGTGCGTGCGCCAGGGAAACACTGTTTTAGAAATTACATCTTTTGCCTCCATGGACTTGATGCAACTTTGTGGTGTGGTTAAAAATCGATTCGATGATTGTACTGTCATGGAAAGACCGCAAGAGATCTTGGTCGATGTCATTGGACTTGGTGCTGGGGTGGTTGATCGATTGCGTGAGCAAAATTTACCAGTGCGCGGAGTGAATGTGGCAGAAGCGCCAAGCACCAAAAAGAACTATTTGAACTTGCGTGCTGAGTTATGGTTTGCAATCAAGGATTGGTTAGCGCAGCGTGATTGCCGTCTTCCTAATGATGATGAGCTTGTAGCGGAATTAGCTGCGCCGTTATATAAATATACTTCGACTGGCAAAATAAAGATAGAGTCAAAAGACGAAATGCGCAAAAGAGGAATAAAATCTCCCGACAAAGCAGATGCACTTGCATTAACCATGGCAAGTTCGGCTGCAAGTTTTAGTGGAAGCGAGAGTTATTTCGGTTATAATTTCAAAAAACCTTTAAAATCTCGAATCATTCGAGTGGGATAGTTTTACATGGCAAAAGATTACGAAGACAAAATGGACAATATGGTCAGCGAAGAAACTGACATGGAGCATCTTGCTGGTGTTATTAAATCAGAGATGGATGATGCAAAAGATTTCATTCATCAAGTGGGCGCAGAGCGAGCAGAATCTACAGAATATTATTTAGGTGAACAACCACAAGCACAATCTAGTATGCAGTCTGAATTTGTATCGACTGATGTTAGAGACAGCGTACTTTTTATGTTGCCATCTATCATGCGTACATTCTTTGGTACTAAAAAGATTGTCGAATTTGTACCGCATGGCCCAGAAGACATCCAAGTTGCCGAGCAACAAACCAACTATGTTAATTACATCATCCAAGAAAAAAACCAAGGCTTCCAAGTTTTATACGATGCGTTTAAAGATGCGTTGGTTAGAAAAAGTGGTTTTATAAAAGTTTTTTGGGATGATTCTATCTCAGCATCTACCAGCGAATACACAGACTTAGATCCTGTTTCATATCAAGCTTTGGTGCTTGATCCAAATGTAGAGGTTGTCAAAGAATCTGTCACCATGGAAATGATGACGCAGGTTGATCCTCTATCTGGTGAAGAAGTTACGCAAGAAATTCCTGCTAAGTATGATGTGACGATTCGTAGAATCAAAGCCAAAGATCAAGTCTGTATTGAATCCATACCACCCGAAGAAGTTTTAATCTCACGCAACGCACGCGACTTAGAATCTGCTTCTTATGTCGCGCACCGCATGATTAAATCTGTTTCTGATTTAGTTGCCATGGGTTACGACCAAGATGAAATGGAACAATACGCTTCACAAAATTCAAGTGCGGTTGACCCTGAAGCCTTTGAAGAGGTTGAGGCAAGAAATCCATTTGACAACATGATATACCCAGACAGAAATGACTCTGGTGCAAAAGATGTTTTGTATGTAGAGCATTATTTATTTTATGACTTCGATGGCGATGGCATCGATGAAAGAATTAGAGTTTGTACAGCAGGTGATGGCGTTCATGTGTTGAATGTTGAGCAATGGGATGATTTACCTATTGCTATGTTCTGCCCTGACCCTGAACCACATACTGCAATCGGTTCGTGTCCAGCGGATTACTTAAAGCCTATCCAAGCTGCAAAATCCCAAATTATGCGAGATACCCTTGATTCGCTTGGACACTCTATCTTTCCTCGTATGGCTGTTGTTGAAGGTCAAGTCAATATTGACGATGTACTCAATACTGATATCGGACAGCCAATTCGAGTTCGCGCCCCTGGGATGGTTCAACCCTTTACAGTACCCTTCGCTGGTAAAGAGGCTTTCCCTGTTCTTGGATACCTCGATGAAGCAAAAGAGAATAGGACTGGTGTGTCTAAAGCCTCTGCTGGCTTAAATGCAGATGCTTTGCAATCAAGCACCAGTGCAGCTGTGTCCGCTACCATGTCAGGAGCGCAAGGCCGAATAGAAATTATTTGTAGACATTTTGCCGAAGGTGGAATGAAACAGCTCTTTAAAATTACTAACAACTTAATTATCAAACATCAAAATGCTCAAGATGTATTTAGATTAGAAGGTCAATTCATCCCGGTAGACCCAAGATATTGGGATTCAGACAAAGATATGATTGTGAATGTAGCTATCTCTAAATCTTCTGATGAAGAGAAGTTTGCAATCCTTGCACAACTTGCAGGTAAGCAAGAACAAATCATGCAAACACTTGGGCCAAGCAATCCATTGGTATCTATGCAGCAGTATTCCAACACGCTCACGCGCATGATAGAACTTGCCGGGTTTAAAGATGCTAATGCGTTTATTAACACTCAAGTACCGCCCATGCCACCCGCCCAACCAGAGCAACAAAAGCCTGACCCTGCGGAATTACTAGCACAGGCAGAAGCTATGAAAGCACAGAACTTGGCGCAGAAAGCTATCATCGATGCTGAAACTGATCGCATGAAAATTATCATGGATGACGATAGAAACAGAGATGAAGCCGAAGCACAGATTAGACTTAAAGCAGCAGAATTAATGGCTAAATACGGAGCGCAAGTCAACATAGCAGAAATTAATGCTATTATGGAGCGTGATAGAGAAACCATTAGGCAAACTGCAAAAGATCAATCTCAAGGATTATTTACTGGCAATGGCAATCAAACTATATAACCTAGAAGTGTTAGTTGACGATCTAGTTTATGTCGGTAGTGATATTAGAGCCAAAAGCCAAGAAGATGCAGTTAGAATACTTGGTATTATCTCTGGTGGTGAAGTAACCGAGGATTCAGAAGTATTAAGCTGTGAGGAGAAAACTTTACACTAATGGCGTTAACCCCGGAATCACAAAAAGCCTTAATGGATATACTCAAGGTCAAGCAACCTGAGTCTATTGCTGCGCCTATACAACCTAAAATTGGAACTAACCCACTCACAGAGGCTTATTACAATTACATAGAAGGTGACCCCCTCGCGCAACAAGTTTCTGGTGGTGATCCTCTTAAAAAGTTATTACGCTTTGCCTCAGAATTTGTTCCAGGCATTAACACAGAACTAGCACAACGCAGAGGCGATAAAGTTGGTGAGGCCCTCAGTTATCTTGATGCCTTGCCCGCTGCAAGTTTACCAATCAAGGCAGGTGCTAGATTACAAAGAGCTAAAGATATGGGGTTTGATATAGAGAATCCTGTATATCATGGTAGTGGAGCTGATATAGAAGCGTTTAGACTTCCCTCCAAAGAAACAGGTCAAACTCGCACAGCAGATACAGGTATTTTTTTTAGCGATTCTCCAAGAGTAGCTGCCAGTTATAACAAAAGAACATCTGATACAGTCGGCCCATCTGTTTATCCTGTGGTAACTAAAAACAAAGATTATTTAAAAATAAAACCCACAGAAAAAGGTATGTTATGGAGTCAATTAGATGTTGATAAATTGAATGTAGAATTTCCTAATGGTAGGGTAAAAAAAGCATCTGAGGTTTTTAATATAGATCCTAATTCATCTATAACAACAGACGAGCTGGCACAATTATCTAAAAAAATTAACAACAAGGGTTTAATAATTAAAGATGTTGTTGATACAGGTGTTGGTAATACAGCGCGTTTTATTGATGCTACAGATTATTTGAATAAATTGGGTTATAAAGCTGTTCTACCAGAAACAAGTGAAGAAGCAAGAAGAATAAATGCAAAAATTCCCGCAGAGAAAATGCAAGAAGCAATAGAATATGCTTCTAAAATGATGGATAAACCTTCTGATATAACAGTTGCTTTTGATCCATCTACAGTAAGATCTCAGTTTGCTCAATTTGATCCAACCAAAGCAAGTAGTGGTAATTTACTTGCAGGAGTTGGTGGATTATCATTATTAGCTGTAGACCCACAGGAATAACCATGGCAATTACATACAGAGGCGAAAGGTTTAGCGGTTATAACAAACCCAAAAGAACCCCGGGACATAAAACAAAATCACACGCAGTTCTAGCTAAGTCAGGCGATGTCATAAAAATAATACGCTTTGGTCAACAAGGTGTGAGCGGTGCTGGTAAAAATCCCCAGTCTGCAAAAGGTAAGGCTAGAAGAAAGTCATTCAAAGCTAGACACGCTAAGAACATAGCCAAAGGTAAACTATCGGCAGCTTATTGGGCGAATAAAGTTAAGTGGTAGTATGAAAGTTTGGATCACAGAGCTGATTCACGACAATAAAAGTTATGACGGGCCTGTGATACACGCGCACACCCAAGAAGATGCTATAAAAACAGCCGAGGAACTAGGTGTTACATTTGTTGGTGAGCTTTGTGATGTTATTATTGATACGCCAAAAGATTCACAAACTCTACATTAATGGTAAACTAATGAAATTATGGATACATTAATTACAATTATCGTGCTGTCACTTGTTGGCGGTTTTTTAATCAAAAAGTATAAGCCAACACTTTGGCATAAACTTACATCTAGGTTTTATGAATAAAATGCCAAAAGGACTATACGCAAATATTCATGCTAAACGCAAAAGAATCAAAGCTGGATCAAATGAAAAGATGAGAAAGCCGGGTTCTAAAGGTGCGCCATCAGCAAAAGCATTTAAAAAAGCAGCTAAAACTGCAAAGAAAAGGAAGTAACTATGCCAAAAGGTAAAGGAACATACGGATCTAAAGTAGGCAGACCGCCAAAGAAAAAATCTAAAGGTAAGAAAAAAAAATAAATGAATAAAGAAGTCAAAGCTCCAAAAGGTTATCACTTTATGAAAGTTGGTAAGGGTTTTAAACTT